CAAGTTTAATCTTATCATCATACCAGCCAATAGCTGATTCATCTGCCCCTACCTGAGCTTTTAACTCTTCAAACATAGCTAATTCTGCAAGCTCTCTATCTTCTGCATTATCAATATCAAGTGTTATATTGCCTCTTTCTGCATGCAGTTGTTTCACAGCATCAGTCATCTTTACAGAGCCTACTTTAACTCTTTGTTCAAATTGACCGTTTTCATCCATTCTATCTAATATTGTTAAATCTCTAGGTTTAATGCCTTTAATAGAATATTTCTCAGGGTCTGCATCAAAATTGCTATCTGTTAATTCACCAAGACTAGCATCAACTTCAGGATCGTTAGTAACAAGATATTTAATAGGAAGTAAATCAACCTTTTGCTCTGCAAATATTTTTTCAGATAATTTTTCTGAACTTAAAGCATTTCTATTAAAATGATACCAGCTGTTTTGTCCTCTTGTTTCTGATGTCAAAGCCCACCTTGCATAAGGACTTTTAGTCATAATCATGTGATTACGCCAAGCAGCCTCTTCTCCTAACGGCCCAAAGCCAACAGTAGACATTGTGTGCGCATAATAATCGTGGACAGCTCGTAATAAATCATTAACAAGCATAGGTCTTCCGTTTATATCTACTATATTTGTTGGCTCTAATAAAGGATGATTATCATAGACTACACCTTCTGGACCAAATGAACCTGCTTTTGTTCCAAGAATATAAAGATGATTATTAACAAGTATATCTTTTCTCATAGCTTCTGACATCTTAGCGCCTGTATATGGCTCACCTTCGTCTTGATATATTTCAACTTTTACAGGCATAGCATTATACTGTTCAGTAATTTCTTGTGCTAATTCTGTATATGCTCTTCTAACAGTTGGGTTATCTAAATTATTTATCCCCATAGCATCATAGTCTTTTGCTATTTCCATCTGTAAAGTTTGCTGTCTATCTGTAAGAGTTTTTGCTTGTATAGTTGGATCTACTAGCCTCTGTGCTAACCTATTAGCTATTCTGTTTACTGTTTTATCTGCTTGGTCGGTCTCTGGGAGTGGAAAGTCGCCTCTAATTTGTTCATAGGAATTTGTGGCCCCGTATCCTGAACCGTAAGCCCAGAGTCTTTCAACTCTTGTATCAAGGCTTGAAATTCTTGGTCCAAGAAGTTTTCTTGCTCCTCTAACTGATTTTCTGAAGTCTCTGATTGCTGTTCTGTCATTTGGATCTCCTAAATAATAAGTTTGTAATGATTTGTCAGTTACAGTAAAGCCTCTTAAGCCTGTTTTATCTATTATATTTGAAAGTTCTTTATTTGTTATAGACTCTGTTAATCTAAAGTTAACCACAGGTGTGTTATAGCTTCCATCACCAAATTGATAACCAACTAGATTATTAAATCTTCCAAATCTGTCAGCCACCCTTTGTCTTACATGTATTTGTTCTTGATTAAAGTTTTGAGCAAATTTTTCAAGAGCCGATAAAGCTAGATCTTTTCTTCCCTCATCAAATGTTATCTTTAGCCCTACGGCAGGCTCTAGATCACTACCGTACAAGCCGTAGGCTGGTGTAGACTCTACTTCTACATTTGGTATTGCTTGAGTTAAATAATTAACAGAATTAACAGCAATTTCTTGTAGCGCAACAATAGCATCTTCATCTCCAATATTAGATGCCTTTTGCAGTTCACTTAACCCTGTTATGCTGTCAGTTGCTGCGGATAGATTAGCCCTTATCTCACCTCGTAATTGACTAAACTTTTCTTGATTTTTTCTATCTATTAACGAGGTTTCTGTCTCAAAAGGTACATATTTTATATCTGATGGCAAGTTATCCACAGGCTTAGGTGCATTATCCTCTGTGTAGAAGTTAACGTTCCCTTTTACAAAAACCTTGCTACCAAGATGAACTGCTATTCCTTTTATAGATTTAACTGCATATCCATTTTTATCTGTAAATAAATGAGTTCCATTTATACCTCTGGCTTCGCTACCCGGGTTAAAAGACAAGATGTTATCAGGGTTAGAAACAATATCTTCTATCTCTTGTCTAGATATATTTGTTATTCCACCATAACCACCAGCCATAGGAACTTTGTCTTGCTTAACACCAGTTCTTGTTACACCTTTATATATATCAGCTCTTTTCTGAGGTGATACCATAAGCTCACTATCTTTTATAACAACAACACTATCGTATCCCAACGCAGTGCCGTAAGATTTAGCAGGGTGTACTGTTTGCGTCATCCCTATGCTACCGTCATCTAGTTGCACAAAGCCGTTTAAATTAGGTCTAACTGTAACCATTTGACCTTCTTCAAGCTGTCTATTCTTAAACAGCTTGTTCATTATTTTTGTTTGATCTGTAGAGTTTTGCTTATTTGCTCTTATAAACTGCGCTGTCTCTAAAACGTTATCAGGTATAATACTTGGTACAACCAATCTACTTTCTCTTTCTATTGAGTCTTGTAAAGCATCTGGTGAAGCACTCTTCTTTTCTGCCTCAGATACCCTTCTTTGAAAGTTTGTGCTGCCAATATCTCTAAATAAATCACCAGCTTTATTAAATCCTGCTTCTTTGTGTGATTGAAATAATGTCTTAAAAAAGTTTATTATTCTACCAAATAATGTCTTAGGCTTACCACCTAACACAATTTTGCCATCAGCAAAGTCTCTATATAATTCAGCTATAGCTTCTTCTGCTTGCTCTTCAGGTGTATATTTAGAACCATCAGATTTTACCTTATACATTCTATTAGCTCTATCTAGATATGTATATTTTCTTTCTACCTTCTCTCCATTAATAATCTGAACATATTTTCTATTTTTAGCTGCATTTACTAAAATATTTTGTTCTTGCTCTGTAAATACACCTAATTCAAACAAAGCATGTATTATTTCATGATTCATTACAGAGCCTAATCTTTGCTGTAACTCTGTCTCTGTAAGGCTTGGGTCATATATTTCCATAGCCAGTGCTATGGTTTTGTTAGAATATACACCCTCTATAACAGTACCTTCTGCTATTGCTTCTTCTGGCCGCTGCCCTCTAGGTGTAAGTATAGGTTTAAAATCTAACTTAATATTACCTAATCCAATAGCAGCTAAAGATGCCTTCAATGATTTTTGTACTGCATTTTGTTTTGCTTTGTACTCATCTGTTTTAAAATTTGCATTGTCAAATGCGCTCTTTGCCTCTAGCGGTGGTATTATTTGACCAAGACGAATTACATTTTTACCCAGTTTCCTGTCTGATCTATTTGCTAAATTAGTGGCAGCTTTAGATGTGTCGCTGTATTTCTTGCTTAGATCATCTATCTCTCCATTAATCTCATCTAGTCTATTGACCTGATCTATGGATAAATCACTTATAGCACCCAACTTTTTCTTTTCTTTTTGTAGTTTGTCCATGTCTTTCATTATGGACTTAACTCTTGCTTTAAGTTGCTCTGATTTAATCCTAATATCTTGCTCTTCAGACAAAGTAGCAACTAACTTAGCTTTATCTTTCTTTATTATATTGTTTTGTAATAACTTATCTCTAATTCCATTTATTTTAGATTGAGGTATCGGCTTTTTACTTTTAGTTTTTAATGCCTTCTTAGCTATGGCCTGTGTAAACTGCCCTTCTTTTTTAACAGCATCTTTTACTTTGTTATAGTCTAAATCTTTTGTGTCAGCTTCTAAATCATTAGTTCTATCTATAGCAACATCAAGCTCGTCTTGTGTAAGAGTTTCTTTATTAACTTTATTATCAACATCTTGTTGAGCAAGCGCACCTGAAGCTATATCTCCAAAACTTATGCTTTGCAGTCTTTTATCTTTGATTTCGTCTTGAATATGATCTGGGAGTTGTGAGAGAGTTACAAACTTGCCATCTGTGCTTTTAAAACTCTCTATATCTTTTTGTTGATTAACAAAATTAACAGCATTTGTATTCATAGTTTGAATTTGCTGTGCCATTATTCTATCGTCACTATCTAATTGACTAATCTTGTCAGGTTGTTTGTCTTTATCACCACCTACAATATTACCAACAGAACTAACTGTACCACCAACTAGACCTGCGGCAGCAGCAACTTCTATGTATGTGTCTAAGGCTTCTTGATCCCAAAGAGGTTTACCATCACGATGCCTAGCTAATATCTCTTGACCTATTTCAGTTGGGACCTCTGCCGCAACACCTTTACCTGCTCCTTTTACAGATCTGGTAAATAAACCGCCACCAGATAATAACTTACCAGCAAAACCAGCAGTAACTAAAAGATCTCCTAATGTATCTAATGCGGCCATAGGAGCAGCATATGTAAGTGCTTTTAGTTGATTGACTTCGCCTGTCACTGGGTCCGTGGATGCAGGAACACTGTCACCATAGAAATATGGTAAATTAGCAAGACCAGCACCTATCAATGTTCCTATTTTTATACCGCCTATTGTACCTGCAGGACCTAAGAAAGATCCAACAGCTCCACCTATAACCGATGGGGCTAGATTTGGTAACTGCTCACCAAACACAGATGCTGCATAATCTCCAAATGTGGAAAGATTATTGATACTATCTAGTCTTCGTGCATCTTTTGCTTGTTCTTCTAATTGCCTAGTATTTTCTTCTGATACTTGTTGACCATAACTTGCAAGACCTTCTATGCCAAAACCCTTACCAACACCAACAAGGGCATCTCCGTATGCTCTTTGTAGTTGATCTATTCCTCTTGATATACCTTTAGTAAATAAATTACCGTCATCAGTAACTTCTTCAGCTACCTTCTCTTGGCCTAATAAAGCCATATATTGCTGTATTTCGAGGGCCTCTGTTTCTGTGGGTGTGTCACCCTCTATTTGATGAGATAATATCTCGCCAGTTAAAGGATTCTGAACTCTAAAAAATCCCATTTAGTTACCTGCTATAAGTTTTTTTCTCGCTTCTGATGATATTTCAAATGGCTCAAAGCCCCCCAACACGGACAACCTGTCTCTTAAGTTAGTTAATTTCATTATTTTGTCTTTTATAGATTGTATGCCTTCTTTATCAGTAGGATTGTCCATCATTCTTTTATTTAAATTTTCTCTTTCTTTTGAAATATCTCCATCTATGGCTGATATCCTTGTTAATATGTCCTTTGTACCAAAAGTATTTTTATTTTTTGCTAACTTAGCTCTTGCATTTATTAAATCTATTACACCTTCTTGATATCTCTCTTGTGCATCTCTATAGGCTTGCAGCCCTACACCAGCACCCTCTCCTATTGCTTGTCCAAGTGTAGGCTTATCTGATGCCATAATAGCCAAACCTGCCTGTGCTAAAGCTAAATACTTGTCTTGCTCTCTGCTTTTTGCAAGATCTTTTTGCATGGCAACTAACTGCTCGTCTAATGTAGGTGGCTTTGCAGCATCTGCTGCTTTTTTCTTAGCTGCGGCATCTTCTGCATCTTTTTGATCTTGAGCATACAAAGAAGCTGCGTCATCAACTGGATCTCCAGTGCTACGCTCTTCAGATACATTTACAGGATCGTCCTTATCAAATTTTATAGTTGGTGGAAATTGTTTTGGAAACAACGGAGTTGTTGTTAGAAACTTTTTCTCGTCTGATGTAACCTTATCTAAAACATTTTTTGGTACAACAGCTCCCATTTTATCTTCTTCAGCTTCTATTTTTTCTAGCTCTTGTTCTTTAACCATTTGATCTGCTATGGCTTTACCTTTGTCTCCAAGTGCCTCATAAAGTATATTACCACCTTTTCCTCCAAACTTTTCTCCTAATATATACTTTTCAAAGAAGTTTGGCTCATCTTTCTTTTGATCTTTTGTTGCGGCTTCTCCTGTAGATGTCATCATTTGAGTCAAAAGGTTAGGTTTTATAGGTCTTTCATCATACATAGGTATGTTGCTTTTCACACCAGACACATAATCAGTATCTAAAGGATCACCTTTAAATCCCTCTGTTCCGCCTATTCCTTGATTGTACGCTAATAAAGCCAAGTCTCTACTTCCTAACTTTTTCTCTGCTGCGTCTAAATAGCTTTTTACAAATGGCTCTGTCTTTTCACCACTCATAAGAACACTATCTATCTTCTCTTTATTATCAGCATACGCTTGCTCTGCTGTTTCATACTTCTTGCCTTTTCCTATTTGCGCTGATATCTCAGGAAATAACTGCAACATACCATATCCCGGCATTAACGCTGTAGTTGGCATAACTTGGAACGGACCCACCTCTCCTGAGCTGCCCATTAGATTTTTGCCAAAACCAGATTCTTGACCATATATACCATATAACTCAGGGGTTGATGGAAAGTATGTACCTTGTTGTGCGTTTATAACACCGCCCTCACGCATCATCATAGCAGGTGGTTTAGGAGCTGAAAGTGAACTTTCACTTTTAGGAGCCATAGCCTGAGCCATACCCATTATACCAGATGCAGGCACGCCTGCGCTAGCCACCGCTTCTTCAGCCACTGTTGATGGATCAGATGCTTGTGCAGCTTGATAATCAGACTTAACTCTTTGTCTTCTATTCATTTCAGACAATACAAGATATTGTGGCGCTGTTCCTGATGGCCTCCTCATTTCATTAACTAACTGCTCTTCTGAAAAGTTTTTTAAATCATCTTGTAATTGTAATATATTCATTATCTTGTTAACCCTCTATATAATCCAAGGCCTGCTATACCTGTACCTAATGCTTCTTGGATAGGATTATACTGTTGAAATTTAACAGTCTCAGTTGATGGCTGCACAGGAACACCACGCAATATTGATGATAAGAATGTTAAACTCTCTCTTGGAAAGTCTCTTTGTCTTACAAAGTCTTCATAAGCTAAATCTAATCCAGCTTGTTGTCTTGCTTGTTGGTCTTTGCCTATCTTTTCTAATAGTTCTGCTGCTTGTATATCACCTTTTCTGGCAAGATCGCCTAACTGCGCTAATTGTGTAGACTGCTGTGTTAGACTTTCACCAGCACTAATACCTAATCTCTCTGCTTGTTCTCTAGCTTGTCTGTCTCTTTCAAACTGTTGTTGCGCAGATTCAAAAGCTCTTTGCTGTCCTGTAGCCTGTATTTCTCCTAATTGTCTTGATAAAGCCTCTCCAGCTAATGCGTCCTGCACTGCAGATCTGCTGCCACCAAAAGCTCCGGCTTGTACCGCCTGCGCATCTCTTCCAGCTGCGGCTCTTTGAGCGTCTAAAATAGCCTGTGCTTTCTGCACATCTACTACATTCTGCATATACGGTGACATATACTGCTGCGCTGCATCACTATCAAATTGTTGTGCTTGAAAACCTAAACCTTGTGCTGCTCTTCCCATACCTGCAGCAACACCTGTTTGAGCTAGGGGTAAGCCTGCAATACCAGAGTCAGCAATACTCCTAACTCTTTCTCGTGATGTGCCTAAATCTGCTGATTCGTCTGCTAATCTTTGTCCCTCATATGGCGTATAAGCTCTTTTACTTTCAGACTCAGCTCTTTGAATCATATCAACTGCATATGGTTCAAAGTATTTAGGTAAATTACTTTGTACTACAGTTTGCTCTGTTGGTTGTGGTCTTGATCTACCTTTACCCATTGTCTATCTCCATACGATAAGCTATATACTCTGGTTTCCAATTATATCTTTTTAATACCTTTATCCACGCTTTCCTACCATAGCCTTCTAAATGACTACATCCACAGTCTTTTGCAAAGCTAGATAGTTTTTCCATAGCAATAGGTAACCACTCTGCCATTCTTTTACCGCCAACCCAATCCATTGCCATGGCACTTCTATTAGGATATTTTATTAATCTAGTTGTCAAAGCCGCTATTACCTTATCTTCACCCTTATCATCTATAATTAACCAAAGATTATAAAAACCTTTTGTTAAATCCTCGTAAATATCATTTATGTGATACTTACCTTTACTTGTCTCTACAGCCTTATTAAGCATATTGATTACATCAGGCCATACTATATCTATTGCCTCACGAGGCACTGCTGTGCAAATCATGCAGGCAACATCATCTCATCAGGTATATCTGGTGGCTGCATCTTACCTCCAGTTCTTAGCTCTCTTACTCTATCCATCATATTTTCTAACTTATCTGCTCCAGCATCTGATGATCCATTGCCTAAGCCACTAACGACATCAGCAGGTACAACAAACTCGCCATCACTAAGTAATACATCTTGCTCTCCCTCTAAAGATGCAGGTATCATATCATCCATGCCATCACCCATACCTTTTACCATACCATCACCCTCACCAGTGTTTTCATCAAACTGACCAGACTGCACTTTATCAACTAAATCTCTTAACGCATCTTCACCAAACTTTGCTAAGAATTGACCTAATATTACTTCTGGGTTCTCAGATGTACCTTTAATGGCCTCCACAGCCGCACTGATAAGCTCTTTGTCATTCATTTGACCCTCGCCTTCCATTTCGTTGCCTAAAGCTACTAGACCGCCTTCTTGGAAGTTTCTTTGAAATCCAAAATCAAACTCAGCATCTTTACCCGGCTCATAATCATCAGGCATTGCTCTTACATCACCAGATATAGGCTTGCCTCTTGGTGCAACAAAGTCATCTTCTACTTTCTTCATAGGAGGAGGAGCAGCAAAAGATGCGCCTAAACCTGTACCAATAGCTGTTGGTGTTCCTAATTGACTAAGAAACGATGGAGATGATGCGGTAGATGTTAAACCACTTTTTAATGTGTCAAGTGATGGTATGTTACCACCAGCAGGAACTGACATAGGTGCGCCTGCACTTGATAATTGAGAAACACCTTTTATTGGAGTGTCCATGGCTGCCATTTTTGCAGCATCACTGCCTGCTCCACCCATTTGTCCACCTATAGCCCCTCCAAGACCTCCTAATGCAGCAGCTTCAAGAGCTTCATCTGTCGTTCCTCCCTGCAACAATGAACCAACTCCACTACCTATAGCGCCTGCTAAAAACGCAGGCATAATAGTTGTGGGTATTAATGCCTGTGCTGCCATTCCTAATATTGCTGGTAACATATTACGCTCCTAATGCTTTCATTCTATTTATTAATCGCTCTGCTCTGTTAGGCACTTGTGTTCTCCATTTCGAGTAATACATCTGATTTGCACTCTCCGTAAAGTCCATAATTGATATACTTGCTCTGAGTTTACTAAATTTACTAAGTCTTGTGTACCCCAAATTGTACATCATGTTGCATAAAATTAATTGCGCCTCTTCTGGTAAGTCATCAAAGTTGCCAAATAAATTTTTACAATCTGTTATAGTTCCTTGTATATCACTGTCAAAACAGCTATTTACACGCTCTTCACTTACAGGCGTCCCTACATCTTGTCCATATTCTGGGTCAGTATCACGGACCAGATGACCAATCCCAAAAGTAGGCAAATTAAGGTGATCCAAATAGATTTCATGTACGTTTCCTTCGTCTGCCTCTATTTCCTGTCGCAGCTTTTGTATGTCCATTTACTGACTCCCTTGTCTTTGTTTTAACACACATAACATGTTTGTGATAAAAATAGTTTCCTATTTTATTAAAAAACTTAGATAAACTTAACCAAAACCACATCATTTTTTATGTGCCTTTCTTATACTTTCTTTGCCTCTTTTAAATATACTGGCAACTTTATTCTTACCCATTACCTTTGCTCTCTGCTCACCAACTGTAAGGATCTGTATCTTTCTCGCAAAAGGTTTACTGACTCTCTTAACTTTTGCAACCGTAGCTCTTGCGTCTGCTTCTGTGGCAAACTTGATGCCAACTGTGTCTTTTGGATTCTCATCTGTGTATAAGCGTCTGCCAGAACCTTTTGGTTTTTTTCCTGTTCCAATTTTAGGATCTCTTTTTTTTGCCATCTTTCTTAGCCTTACTAGGTAATAACCCTTTATTTACTGCTCTTGCTCTTTCACTAAACCCTAGCTTTTGTTTTTTTGCTAATTTTCTCCTAATTGTGTGAAGTTTAGCTACCATTTTATTTCTTTCTTTGTGTTTTTTTGGCTTGTGCAAAGTTTTTGGATGTAGGTGCGCCTTTAGCGCCTCTCTTTCTCATCTTCTCTCCACTACCAGCTTTAATTCTTTTTCTTTTTTCATGTATATTTTTGTATAAACTCATTTGGTCAAACCTTTCTGCTTTTCATATGTTCTGAGCGTTCCGATTCCTAGCATGCCACCGAGAACAGTTAAAAGTGTACCCATATCAAAATCCGGCAGCTCTGGTAGTTCTGCACCAGCAAAACTTGCACCAAATATAATTAGATCTTTTACGATAAAATGATAGGCAAAAGCAATCGCACAGACCCACCCAACGGCTGGGCGCCATCCGCCTTTAAATATAGAGCCACTTGCTGCCTCTGCTTTGTTTATTTCTAACTGAGCAAGTAAAACCTCCTGAGCATGTTTCTCAGACATGGTAGCTATCTCGTGTGCCAACTTAGCCTTTTGATCTGCGTCAGGTATAAATTTATCTAACAGTCCTGTAACTGGTCCTATAAGAGCTTGTAACATTAATATATCCTCACTTTATCTTCATCAACGTATGGCACTAACTTGCATATACATTCATATGTGTATTTCTCATTGTCTTTCATATATGTTTGATTACTTAACATTTGACTAAAATCTATACATGACGCTGCACTTCTAAAATAAATACCATCTCTGTCAGCCATTCCATTAAGATAACATGCTAATATAAATGCTGTCATTACAAATCTACCTGTGGTGTTCTTACTACAGCATACTCTTGTATGCTTAAAATAACCTGTATTCTATCTGCATGTCCTGCTTGAACTTTAACAACTTCTCCAGCATTTAAAATAAGATCTTTAGCAGTATCTGGCAAAAACTCAAATGTTGAAAACGCAGCCACACTAGAATTTGTAGTATAAAAAAATTCATGATTAGTTACAGCTCCAGCTCCACCATCTACACCATCTCCAGTTATAGTAATAGTAAGAGTACTTGCACTGCTAGATTTGTTCATAACTAATATAGAATGTATAGAAGATGCATTAAAATCTGCATTAGAAGGCGCTGTATACATAGTTTTTTTGTCTGTTGTTGTTAAATCTATTTTAACATTAAGTAGACCTTGAACATATTGAGGTATACTAGTAACTAACATTATCTTCTTCCATCTTGTACAATATTTACTTGAGGTGATCCTAATTTAAACTTTGTTCCTAATTCAGTAGCCTCAACACGCAACGCAAAAGTCCTGCCTCTAACTCTTACATCTAGTTTTTCTGTATAAACCTCTACAGGATTAGTTGATGTTCTTTGCGATGTATTGTTGTCATCAGTTTGTGTAAATCCAGAACCTGAGTGTGTTCTTGCTTTTATGGTAAAATCAACTTGTGGATTTATTGAAGTAGAACCTGCAAAATTAACATCTGGAACTATTCTACTTATGGATGAAAATCTATCAGCGCCACCTAATGCCATAGGCGCAGATTCAACAAATGATGTCATAGCACTTCCATCATCATCAAATCCAGTTTCATGATTAAATAAATGCTGACCACCTGTAGCTATTGGTAATGATCTTATACCTCTGTCAAGCCATGCCTGTCTTGCAAGAGATCCAAAATACCATATATTTTCTAAATAATTATATATTACATACTTATCTATCTCTGTGCTGCTTGCACTAGGATAAAACCACCATACTTCACTAAACTCTGTATTAGCCCCTACATGAACTTTATTTCTTTCTTCAATATTTAAATCAAGAAATACTTTGTCTTTTACGCTACATGGCAACTGTTGTGTTTGCCCTGAGTACATATAAAAAGTATCCACGCCCATCCAATAAACATTGTCATCAACAGCTATTGCAGAAAATGGACTCATTATTGTTATATTCTTTGACAGTTCTTTAATACCAAAAGTAAAAGGTGGTCCTATAAATCTCATGGCATGTAAAGTTTTATTTGTATAAACTAATATTTGTTCTTTTGTTTCTACAGCTTGAACAAATGTAGATCCCCCACCTAATCTAAGATCTCCTGCAGTGTTAGTTGTAGTAGGAAAGAAATCTAATGGATTTTCTTGTGATGAAAAACGTATCAATAACGGATCTTGCACACCATCACCCTGTGTTGCAGATGCGCTTGCACCTAAACCATCACATCCAAAAACAATAACATGTCTATCTTGGTCAGATACTATTATTTGTTTTGCTATTGTTGGCACACTAGTTTTTGTGCCTGCTCTAGTAGAAAGCTCTACTGCTCTGTTTGATAAACCGTTTGTTTTATCCCAATAAAATAATCCACTATCTCTTGCATTGATTATTAAATCTTCTCCAAAATTATCGTGTGACCATAATCTTATTTGCGCTCCCGGAACTGTAACAGAAGCTGCATTACCCCACCCAACAAAATCATTCGCTGAATCTGCATTTCCAGTTGCCAATCTTACAAGCGTGTTATCTGCATGTGTTGCAGCATCTGTGCCACTTGCACCTCTTGTTGATGGACCACCGCCAGTTCCTAAAGTATTAGAACTTATTGTGCCTACTGTAATAAGCTCTTCATCTATCAGTATTAAATCACCAGCCGTAATACCTGTTGCACTGTCTACATCTATTGCGGTCTCACTTGCGTCTAGCGCCTCTGCTAACTGCGTTGCTAAAGCTCCAGAGGTTGTGCCACTCCACTGACCAGCACCAAAACCAGTTCCGCCTACTGTTACGTCTAATCCAACATTTATTTGATATTCGCCCACAACACTACCACCACCATTGCCAGAGTCGGATGAATTTGCCGCTACACTCGATGTAATCGTGTAAGCATTAGAACTTATCAATGATGTTATTTGAAACTCTGCATTAAGCACTGTGGCAGTTATTGTGCCACCTAAACTAACCGCACCAGAAAATGTAACAAAATCTTTTTCATTTGCTCCGTGTGCTGGATCTGTAACAGTTATTGTTGTAGATCCGTTTGTCGCAGAAAATGTTACATCACCTGCACCTGTTGTTTGTCTTATAGGTGTAATGTCATTAAATACCTGTCCCTCTTCTATATAATATTTTAAGTGAGTTCCTATACCCAAAAAATCAGAGCCATCTAAAGCTACCCAGTTATGAAGTCTTCTAGCTGATCCTTCATATGTGTTTGTGCTAAATTTTTCCCATCCACCTATTTTTTCTGGAGAACCTAATCTAAATCTTATTTTATCACCATCAACAAAACCACCTTCATTACTATAGGGCGTAATATCTGAAACAATACCTGATTTAAATGTTAATTTATTTAATGGCATTAGAAAGCACTCACTGATTTTGTTCCTGTGTAAGCAGTTTCATCAACACTACCGCTTCCATCATTTATATCTTTCAAAGCAAAAGGTCTACTACTTCCGTCACTTCCTGATATTGTTCCAGTAATACTGAACGATGTATCACTAGAATTTCTGTCTAACACAGCAGTCGATCCAGCATTTACTGTAACTCCATTATATGGATCATTACCACTCAAAACACATGCAATAGATAAATTATTTGTAAAAGTAAATCTTTTACCTGTCTGTTCTACATTTATATTAAGAGTTATTAATTGTGGTGGAGGTGTGTTACCCCTTCTTCCATTACTATGATACCCTAAACTATAACTTGGAGTACCTAATATAACAAAACCATTGTCATCTATGTTATATGATCGTGATGATCTATATCCTTCCCATCTACCATTTGTAACATTGTAAACAAGAATATTGTCTGACTGTACTCCAGAAATTAACCCCAAGTTTGCAGATCTAATAGTGTAAATATTGCTATCACCATTAAATCCAGATGTCCAGCCACTAGCAGGAAAAGATGTAGTGTTATCACCCTCATTTGGGTTGTTATTAACAGTAGCACTAAATGAAGTTATTTTATTAAAACCACTTGAAGCTCCTATGGCTGCATTATTTTGTGCGGCGGTTAAGGTTGTTCCTCCACTTATCTCCTCAGAACCTATTTTCCATGTTACACCTGAAGGAACTCTCAATCTCCAAGCACTGCCAAAACTGCTAGGACCTCCAGTTTGATTATCTGCTATAACAAATATAGAACTAGAATTAGGAGCGCCGGGTCCAAAACTAGGTTGGTATCCTCCTGATTGTGATATTTCACTATAAAAATCTTGATCTGTTATAGACACAGTAGAATTATCTGCTTCACTTATTGTAGTATTGCTACTACCAGATGTTGTGAATGTTTTTAGTGTAGATTGCACATTACCGCTACCTTTAAGTTCTAGTGTTGTGCTTGAATTATTAGTTAAAGGCGATCCTGATGAATTTGTTATGTTATTACCATTTGTATCTAAAATAATTTTTTTGTGAGCAGAATCAGCGTTCATTTGTAAATTTCCAGTAACATTATCTGTTAATTTAAATATTTGAACAGGTAATTTGCTTTTAGCTGTTCCAGCTTTGTCATTTAAAACACCAGATGAATTAACTTCCGTAAATCCAACATTTGATATTAATGGTACAGACATTAGTCACCTAAAATTTTACTGTTTCTGAAAATGAAAATCCAGTGCCATTGAATATACCTATTCCTAATTCTGCACTGCTACCCAAAGATATACCTGATGATGTAACTGCACCATTATTTGTCCAATCTATTGTCATGCTATTTGTAGTGGTAGTTTTATCAATAATGACATACTGCCCTGCAACTAAATTTGTTACAGCCACTCTCACTGTTTGGCTACCACTAGAGACTGTAAGAGGTTGGTAAACTGATGTGGCTCCACTTGGTGTTACAGTTACAGTTCCTGAAACAGATAACGCACTTTTTGCCTCTACTAAATTTTGATTAAAGTATGTAGAAAATGTAGCGGCAGTGGTCTGTCTCATTGTACCACCATCGTTTGTTACAATGCCATCACCTGCTGCAACAGCTGTTGTTCCAGCACTTGTGTCTCCATCTACAATATTTAATTCTGTTGCTGTGGATGATACAGCAGTACCAGCTATTCTAGGACTTGCTATATCTAAGGCTGATGTAACATCAACAACCGCTGCACCAGATCCTGCACCATCTGCATAAATAATTTTTTTTGACCCTGCTGCTAAACCAACATTACCGCCAGATCCTTGAGTAAAAGTAATACTTTGACTAGTGCTGTTTTGAACAACATAAAATTTATCTTGATCGTTAGGAGATATTGTAACTGTATTTGTACCAGATGGAGATCCACCAAAAACAAGAACCTTAAATCCGCCATCTGACAATGTACCATCGCTAGTTGTCAAAGTATGTGTTGTACCAGATAATGTGATTGCTCCAACACCATTTATGGCTCTGTCTATTATATCTAGGTTGTTGTTTGTAGTATTACCCCAAGTACCAGCTTGTTCACCAGCACCTATTTTTTCTACTCCTAGATTTGATGTATATGTACTTG